CTTGGGATGTTTTCTTCACCAAGTCAGCTGCAATCGGTGTGAATGAGGGCAAGTACGAGCCGACAACGAGGTTGGTTGTGTCCAACTTATACGGACCTCTGCGTCTGCGTCCGGTTTCTACGTCGTAGCGTTCTTCCTGCTCAACTTCCGGTTCAAGATTATACTTAAATCCTGCTGCCATAAAATCACTGTTTTTGTTGTTCTACAATTTCTTTAGTGTCGTCTGCAATCATTTTCGCAAACGCCTGAGTCTCATTCTCCAGTTCTTTTTTTGCTGTATCTGGAGGAACTACACCCTTAAAGCCGTCATTCGCAAACTCCTGCTTCAAGTCCTTGAAGTATGCGTCCAAGTCCTCATCGTCCTTAATGGCGCATCGTTTGGCGTAGTTTTCGGGAATACCATACTCCTTTGCCTTTGCCAAAATCTGCTGGCTACGTGTTGCTTGAGCCTTCTCCGTTTCAAACTGTGTTAGCTTATCAGAAAGGCTCTTGTTGGAATCAATTAAAGCTTGCGCCCATGCAGGCACATCGTCTTTATTCTCTTCCGTTTTAGTGGTTGTGGTAGTCTCGATTGGCTTACCGTCTTTAAGGTTATGTTTCTTCTCGTAGTTGGAAACTGCGGTCTTGGAAGCATCCCCGGCACGGAAATCACCATAGGAATTAAGCACGTCCGAAAAATTGATACCCTCAATAATGGAGTTTACCTTTGTCTCGTCCGTTACACCCTCTGCCTTCTTAGTGGCAATGCGGGTAAGAATAGCAGTGTCCACCCCTGCGAATTTCTGTTGTAGCCCTGCTAAGATTTGTTCTAAGATTGTCATACCGTATGAATTTGATTTATAAATTTCTACGGTAAAATTCGATCTTAATAAAGAGAATGAGAAATAATCAGGATAGTTATATACGACAATCAGACTATTGTCATAAATATGACAAAAAAAGGCGTGAAACCGAATGAATCACGCCTAAAATATAGTAAGATAGTATGCCTAAAGTTTTACTTCTAATTTTTGACCTGTCAAATCAAAATACAGGTTTTGAAGTTGATGGAGGGATTTCACTTGTATATTGTAATCGACTCCCTTCAAATGGAAATCTGCGTCCAACTCAAACAAGGGACTATAATAAGTGACAACTCCCCATTTATGCTTTTCAAATCCACACTTCAACAACAGTTCTTCTGTAAGAGGAATGGGATTAAGGTTCTCTACATAGATACGAAATACCGCTTCTGATGATATTCCACTCGCTTCATATTTTGGATATTCAATCTCACTATATCCTATTTCTGTTATCTTATATGGAGTTTTGCTATTTTGTAAATAGACATAATTACCAATTTTCAATTCTCTAACATCCACCATACTATAACAAATTTATAGCCGATAACTCCTTTGTCAATGATTGAATACCCCTCTGAATTTTCTCTAACTGCTGCCTGCGAGGTTTGTGAACTCCGGCAGCATAATGCCACAACTGGCGTTCATTGATTCCTGTAATACGGCTCAATGCAGCCTTAGTAAAGATATTACTGTAATAGTTGATAAAAGTAGCAGCATCAATCTTAAACTTTAACTCAAATTCTCCAGAAAGCACCTCACAAGGATTAGAGTTATCTTCCAAATACAATTCGATAGCCTCCTTCATGTTATCTTCCAACTCCTTCATGTCGTTACCGACTGTAATGACAGGAGCATCTTCAATATAAGCACTTAAGTTCTTTCCTGCGTGTTCTACAATAACTTCTACTGTTTTCATATTACCTCCTTTTTTAATTAAGAGAACAAGGGGGCTACTTTAGCCCCGCTTGTCTCAAAATGCTGTAATAAGTGCCTTTCTCAACGCCTTTGCTGTTATGATTCGGTACAATAACCACTTTGCCGTCTTTCTCAAACTTCATGTGACTACCTTTCTGACTCTTTAGAACAAAACCGTTTTCTTGCAACATAGTTACAACGTCTTTAACTGATTTGTAACTCATAACGCTTTGGACTTAATTACCGTGCAAATATAGTAATAATACGAATATTATCAAAGCATTTATTCGTTATTTTACTATGAATATAAAAATAGCGGTAACTCCGAAGAATTACCGCTAACCATTCTATTTTTCTTATACTAAAATTATAAACCTCGTAATTTTTCTGACTAAGAAGCATTTTTCTGTTCTTTATTTCCGATTTGCTCATTCTTTGCTGCTTGTTCTTCTTTTATCTCTGCAATTTCTTCTTCGATGCGGTCAATATTTCCAGCGAACATTACCCCATGTCGTTGTGACCATACACCACCCGACACAGCTTTTACAGCTACATTGACTTTATCTTCTAAATTGTCAAGGCGATACGGAACAACTTCTGTACCAATATCTATCGTTTCAGATGCTTTGTTAAATTCAGATGGATTTATAGAGCCTAAAGCAGAGACAATGAAGTTTACACGTCTTTGCAAGAACTCACCTATCACCTCGGCATGATTTTGAACTTGCAAATGTGTCGAAAGGAATACGTAATCGAAAGCCACTCCCGACAAGGCATTTCCAGCACCGCTCAACTTTTCAAAACTGATTTGCGGTGTATTCGTCATAGAATATGCTTTCTCAAAGAGGGTTTCTACCTCAAATTTTACGGTGTCATTTGCCTGATTCCATGTCAGATACTGAGCATCCGCACCCTCACCTGTAAGTTTAACCATTCTATCCTTAACCTTACCCATGAAACCCTCTACATCACCAATTAGCTTCAACAGCGGAAAGAAATGGTAGTCTATACAATCAGCATAATTGGATAATAATTTCTCCAACCGGACCCGAAAAGTCTTTATCTTTTTGCAATAAGGTTCGGGACGATAAGCGTAGATAACCGGCAGTTTCGAGAATCCATGGACGAAAGAAGTTCTTTCCTCGTAACCCTTAGACAGATCCCATTGATAGACCATTCTGTCTGTGATAGTCATAAAGCAGGTAATTTCCGAGTCATCCATGAGTTTTTTCTTGTACTCACGAGAGAAAGCAACCAAATCACCTTCATCATTGAAGAACGGATAAAGTTTATCACCTCTGAATGGTGACCACAATACACTTTTCAACTTCTTGGTAGGCTTAACCTTGCCCCCGAAAGTAGTCTTTACTTTCTTCCAGAACTTCGCCCAGAACGAATCATCATCAGTGACATACCAATACTCGGCAACTTCCTGTTCGGATAACCAGGCACGGACAATCTTCTTGTTCTGATATTTGATTTTGTTGGATTTAAATACAGCCTTTACCGCATCCAGTAGCTTCTTTTCATCATCATCAGTTGGAGTGCAATCCATAGACGGTTCTGTGCCGACCGTAAAAGCTGTTTGAATGTTGACAATATCTTGCTCCAAAGGGATAGAAATACGGTTTACCGGTTCAGTCTTATATTGTGCTTCGATTTCATAGGTCTTACCAGTCTTTTCATCAAAGACCTTTTCTGCATCCTTTTCAAGAACCTTTCTATCCGGGTATTTCTCTTTATCAACCATGATTTCATGGCGTTCGGGATTCCAGTCGTCCCAAAGTTTACAACGGTCTGGGAGTTCGGTCTTCCTACCTTTCTTCAGGTAGTTTATCTTCTGCCCGATGTCGGACAATGCTAATATTTCTTCTAAACTCAACAATGGCATAGCTTATATTTTTAGTGTGTGAATATTCCTGTTAAATCTTTCGGTTTCTGAATCTTGCCAAGAAGCTCACCCAAGACATAATAACGTACCGCGTCTATACCGTGATTGTCATGGTCTTCTGGATCGTTGATGTAATTCCCATCCTTGTCCTTCGCCCAAACATATTTTCTAAACTCACTTTGTAAGTTATACGAGCGTTTGGTAATGTATATCTCCATGCTCTTCATCTTGTCAAGGCCAGCGTTTACAGATCCGGCACCCTTTTCGACAGCATATATTCTAATGCCTCCGTTATGTACCTCTTGAATCAAACGAGGGTCTGCACTATCGGCAATTACCTTCAAGCCCCACGGACGAAGAGTCTTGATAATGTCAGAAGATAGCAGTCCTGTACGGTAATCCACTTCATCCAGATATAGGGCATTATCCACAATTCCGCACCGTATGGAAGCGGACGGATCATGTGTATAACCGAAGTCTTGCCCGATAGCCACTTTCTTTGCCCAAGCTGGAAACTCATCCACAATTCCCCACTTCTTGAACACAGCACCTGCCGCGACATCAGCCCACCGCCCAATAACTACATGAGCATACTTTTCTGGGTTATTCGCCTTCATGTCCTCAACCTCCTTTAAGAACTCCGGTGATAGGTTCTCCAAGTTGTCAAAATACGTGGTATGGATATGAAGTACGTTCGGATGAGTGGATATTTGAACTTGTACGCCATCAATCTCTGCCAATTTGTGAGTTTTCTCGATATACTTTTTATAGATGAAGTGGTTGGAATCACAAGGATTCATTATAATGATAATCCGGTTCTGAATACCCTTCTTGCGAATGGAGAGCATTATTTTATCGAACTCATCTTCGCTTGTCCACTCTTCCGCTTCATCGCAGACGAAAGTCGTAATGCCTTGAATGGATTTCAGTTTTGCTGTCTGGTTCCCGGAAGAAGTCTTGATACCCCGGAACATGATACGGCTCTTAGTCATCTTATTGACTATGTCCGTCTTTGTGGTCTTAAAATAAACACATAGCGAAAAAGTAAATTTGGGCAAAGCGTAGTGAATTAGCTGATAGAGCGTTCGTTACGCTTTGTTTTTCTATGGGGCAGAGCCAACGAAATACCACCTCGAAGCCAAACAGTGCAGAAGTTC